TTCTCGGGCAACATGGTGAGATTTGGACCATTCAGGCGTGTGCTGCGTCGATGGGCGGGGAGAAAGGGAGGCGTCTTCTAAGCGCGTGGGAGCAGTTGGAACTCGGCAAGACGAGCGACTGTAGAAAAGAGATCATGGTGAAGTGGAACGAGACCATAGTCTGGAAAGAAGTCGAAGGGGAGTTGACGGTGAAGCCAAGGGCTATAACTGTCCTCTCGAATGATTTGCATGTGGTGTTTGCCCCGACGGCTCATGGAGTCGCGGATGTGCTGCACAGAATCTTCGATGGAACGACGCACTGCGCCGTGACAGTCTTCTTCGCATCCGGCTATAATGGTGCCAAGCTTAATGAGATGGGAACCGCCCTCTCCGCAGGGGGTGATGGTGTGTGCGTGTCTGGTGATGACAGCATGGCCGTCAAGCGGGGGGGTTGGCAGCAAAAAGGGCGAGCGTTTTTGCGATTTGGGGAAGGTGATTTTAGTGCCTATGACCAATCGCAGCGCGCCCACTGCCTTACGGCGCATGCCGTGTGGATGACCGCACTCGGGCTTCCGAAACTTTTGATCGACTTGATCCTTTGGGTGTGCTCTATGCCCTATCGTGCGAAGGGGAAGAGGGTGAAAGTGAAAGGAAAGGCCGGCTGTCAGCTGGCTACGGGAATAGACTGGACCATAGTCATCAACTCCATGTCCAACTTGTGTTTTTGGTTGGAGGTCTTCGCCTCAGGCGAGGACCCGGAGAAGGTGGCGTACCGAATGGGGTTCGAGCTTAAGTTCCGCGCAATGCCAGATATACATGGCGTCACTTTTTTGAAGGGATGGTGGATTCGAGACACAGCGTTCAACTTGTGTTGGTACCCCCTTCCTTCCCAGGTGGTCAAGCTTGGGAAGACCCATCGTCCGCTGAAGCTTTTCTCAGCCGGCAAGAAGAACTACGCTGAAGGGGTGGCTTCCCTCGCGTATGCCCTTGCCAGATCCATGGCCACAGTCCCCATTGAGTATCCGATTCTGGGGCCGTTTCTTTCCAAACTTTCGGAGTTAGGGAAGGAGACGTCGTTTAGCGTAAGCGCTTCGGAGGATGGATGGTTCAAGCCGCAGGTTCACGCGGTGTCCGTCTGCCGGAGTCAGGCCATCTCAATGATGTGCGAGCGCTACGAACTCACTGAGCAGGACATTTTGAGGTCGGAGAAGCTGATTGGGCGTGTCACGTCGCTCCCAGCCTTTCTGTGTGATCCAGTGTTCCTGGCGTTGTCACGTCGTGACTACGCCTGAGTGAGCCTACAGGGCAGCAGGTGCGGGTAGGCACCAGGGGCTTAACGACCCCCCCCTATGCGAGTATCTCGGCTTACCAAAGAGATACCAGTGTGATTTGGCACACAAGATGACAAAGTCTAAGAAAGCGAAGAACGATG